GTTCCAAAATCAACTGGTTTATCTGTACCATCTTTAAGTCCTTTTTGCATCATACTTAAATCATGTGGTGTTCCAAATGTCTGATTAGTTACATATGGGTCATTACCTTCATTTTCAATTTGTGATTGTCTAAATACGTTTCTGATATCATCAATTACTTTTTTCTTCTGTGATTCTATTTCATCTTCTGATAAATTAAGTATATTTTTATAAATCCATTCGTTAGATAACATTTTAACTTCTTGCATATCTCTTACAAGACCTATTTTTTCTTGCCATAATGCTACTTTTTCTTGTTCATAAACAGTCGATGGATTACTTAATGATAATTCAAAATTTACAATATCTGCTTCTTTGAATCCTTGAGTGTATAAATGTATAACTGCAATCTTTGATAATTCAGATACAAATATCTTTTGTATTCTTTCAATAGTTCTTGCAAATCTAACATCTTCGGCAGCAAGTGTTGCTTTACCAGCAATACCTTCTTCATATCCTAAGAATGCTTTTGGTATCTTCAATGCGGCCATCATTTTATTTCTTAAATATTCAATATCTTCTATTGCATTATATTCAAGACCAGGTAATGATTCAATATTAGTTCCAGAATCTCCACCTCTTACTGGGATAAAGAAATCTTCAGTCATATTAATCATATTATATTTAAGATTATATTCACCAGTTCTTGGGTCAACATAAGGAACTTTTTTAATTTTATTAACAATACTCTTGATGTACTGTTCTGTCTCATTAGGTGGAATATTTCCGGTATCAATTCTAAATATTCTTTTTTCTGGCGCTCTCATAATTCTATGGATTAACATTGCATCTTCCATAAGCTGCAATTGTTTCCATACTCTACGACCAGATTCTATCATTGATTTACCATAAGGAAGGAAGTTTGGGTCATTAGCTAATCTAAAATGTGCAATCTCATAATTCTCATATTCTAATTGCCCTGCTAACAGACCTTCATGTTTAAATTTTACTCTGAAAGGATTTTCTGGGTCGAATCCTTCTTCTCGTGTCATCTCATACGGTGATACTGGTATTACATTTACTATTCCATAATTTTCTGAAATTTCAAGTTTTAAGAAATGGTCACCATACTTACATAATGTTCTCATCCACGGCCAAATGTTAAACTCAATATTTAAAATATCATAAAATAAATTATTTAAAACAGATTTGATTTTTTCGTCATCTGTCTTAATTGTTAGTATATCACCAAATTCATTTTTAATACTACTCTCATCTGCATATACATCAAGTGCTGATGCTATGATTGGGTCACTTTCCATTAAATCATAATCTCTGAAAAGTACAAGTCTCTGCATTGAGATTGTTGCTAATTCATTATATCCATATCGACCTACAGTCGAATGAAATCCAGCAAGACCTCTACTCTTTAAAAAATTAGTGTTTAAATCAGAAAAAGACTGAATTCTTTCGGTATCTGTAACTTTTAATTTTTTTCCGCCAACATTTCTTATAACAACGTTTGTGGAAAACAATCTTTTCAGTCTGTTAAAAAGACTCTTATCAGCCATTTGGACCTCCTATTATTATTTTTACATAGGAATATCGAACTTATTGTTCGATTTTCGCAATTTTGTATATAATATTATAATTATATAATAATAAATATATCAATTATTTAAAAATTGCATATTTTTACTGGAAAATAATCAAACCCCAAAGTAAATTGTAAATTTTTCAGAATAAACTATGCCTTGAACCATAGCATTTATATATCCTGTAAATGATGAATCGTCAGCCAAGTCACCGAGCAGATGTAGTATAATATCATTTGCAGAATCTGTAATTGCTGTATGTAAATCTGTGCCTGATGCAATAACTGATGTACCAGGTGTTGGGTCCAATTCATATCCATTATCATAAGTAATATTTACAATATCATTTGGGTCAACCTGAGATGGTTCTTGATTTGTCGATGCATCAGAACCTGATATTGCAAACCACCAATGAACCATAGGATAACCAGATTTTGTTATTGTATTATCAAATCTTCTAACATGAATTCTCAAATCAATGTCCATTAGAGGTGTGTCTCCATTATCTATTTTAGAAAACGAAACATACAATATATCATCATTATATATTTTTCCATTTATTGTGGCTTTATTATTTACATCACAATTTCCGTATATTTCTGATTCTATAAATTTTGACATTATGATGCTCCTCCTATTTGAAAAGATACTGATTTTGCTATACCTTGTACCCATGCATTAAAATACCTTGTTATAGGACTACCCGCTTCGTTTGATGTTATATAAATTTTAAATTTATGGTTTGTAGAAGTTAATGATGTTCTTAATATGGATGCATTTGTTACAGTTAATGGTTCTAACATTGTTCCTTCTGTTGGAGTACTTGTAAATGTTATTATATTTCTTCCTGTTGGGCTGATTGTAATTGGTGCACCTAATGTTGTTGAAGAAATCCACCAGTGAACTAATGGTCTTGCTTTCATTTTAGGACCCAACCAGCTAACTGGTCTATCAGATTCAGATAATCTTCCATCTTTTGTTGTTATATATACTGTCAAATATATATTTTGATATAGAACTGTATTTTCGTCAACAACTCTAATATCAACAATATCATTATTAATAATATTATTTCTTACAGAAAGATTTCCTTTAATATCTAAATTTCCAAATATGTCTAAATTTCCAAACTGTCCCATTATCCATCTCCTGCTGTTGTATTTAATGTAAATGATTCTGAATATACTATTCCTTGTACTGAACACATAAAATAATATGTTGCTTGCCCACCACCGTGAGCATTACTTATATTAAATTCAAATATGTGATTACTATCTGTAAGCGATGTTCGTAATATTGCAGAATTTGTTATAGTAAGTGGGTCTAAATTTACTCCATTGTTTAATGTAAATGTTTGTGTGCCTGAACATATAACTGGATAATACCATTTTGTAGTAGATGTCCACCAATGTAATTTTGGTCTTCCATCCAATGTAACTGAATTATTAATAAATTGATTTAAATTAACTGTTATTATTCTTGATGTTACTGTTCCACTTACATTTATTACAGGTCGTAAAATATCGTCATTACCTATTTTACCATCAACTGCTAAACCAGTTACATTTAAATTATTATTTACAAATGTATTTTTTAATTTTGCCATTAATAATTCTCCTGAAAATCTCTTGCTAAATATGTACTTGTTAAATTACTTCCAGATACTAATAAACTTCCATTTGGTTTTGATAAATGATATATTTGTGCTACTTGTGAAAAATCAAGTGCTACATCATATACTCTAACATCAGCGATTCTACCTTTAAATATATTTGATGGTGTTCCACCACAGCCTATACCAGTAAATACCATGCTTGTCGCTGTTGCTGAATAATCACTTCCAGATACTCCATTTACCATAAAAGCTATAGTATTTCCGCCAGTTTCTCTCCATGAAATATGATTCCATTGATTTGGAATTACAACCAAATCTGTATCTGTGACTGCTCCCGTAGTTCCATAATAATATGGTTCTCCACTCGAACTTATTCCTAATGTCCATAGTATAGAACCACTTGCTCCTAATATATCATATGCTTTTATACTACCAGAACAATAAATCCAACACATTGCAGTCCATTCTGTATTAATTGAGATTCCTGTACTATGTTTCATTACATCTATTCCACCAGAACCAGTCCAATTTAATAATAAACATCCATTTATTTTATCTGGTCCTATTCCATATATCGGAGGAAGTCCATTTGATGATGTTAATGGATAAATATTTCCAGATGATGTAGTAAATGATGCTGTTGTAAAATCTAATGACCACATAGATTTCAATCCCTGTGTTGTGCCTACTTCATTTATTTCATGTGATTGTATATTACCATAATATGTTATTTGACTGTCAAGTGATGTTACTGCCCAATTGTCATGCCAACTTTTTTCTGCCTGCCCGATGGTACCATCATAATGAGTAAATGCAGGTCGTAAAGTATCTTCACTTCTCGGAGAAGCTATAGTAAGAGCTATATCCTGCCACTCTTTATGAACTTGTGGGTCTTTATATTGATAATCACAATTCAATGTTTCTCCTAAACTTAACTTGAAATCATACCAAATACTTTGACTTAAATATATTGGCGGATTTGGAAGAATTATAGTTCCATCTTCTGATGCTGATAAAAATCCCGTTGTATTATTAAAAAGCAAACTATGAACATAATCAGTATTTGCTATTCCTGTTCCATTATCTTTCCAACCTACTATCATTCTACCAGTAGAATCTACTTTTGTACTTCCATAAAATACTGCTGGTCTATTAAATTTTCTTTTTGTTGTTAAATTGA